GGCCAGGGGCCGCTGTGAACGTCCGGTCGTAGTCGAGCGAGATCACGAGCCCGCGGCCCTCGGCCCTGTGGTGGACGAGCCCTCGGGCTTCGCGCCAGGCCGACAGGGACCGAAGGCCGACGGAACTATTGGGATACGCGGCGTGTGTTACTGGGCTTACGTCAAAGATCGCCGCGTCGGTGATCGTCCTGGTGACGTTGCCGGCGGGATCCTCGTCCCAGGTCTCGCCTCGAGGATCGGGCAGTGAGAACGCGAAAGACGAGCCGAAGATATAGCCTTCCCTGATCAGCGGCAGGACCTCGGCCGTCGTCGGCGTGCCGACCGGAGGGGTCGCTCGGAACACGAGCCCCTTCTCGTTCTCCTGGATCTGGAGCGTGCCGTTCGTCGTCCGGCCGAGGACGGCGGAATCCATGTGGTTATATTTCGCGACCACGTCGGCAGCCCCTCGCGGATCGTTCGGCGAGCGGTCGAGCCACTTCCGGAATGCTCCAGGCATGAAGCGTTCTTTGAATCCGCCCAGGTCGACCGACCAGCGATTCCATGGAGGAGCCATTCCGACGATCACCGGCCGGCCGTCGTCGCGGCTCTCCAGCCGCAGCTCGAGGTCTGGGTCGCCGGCCTGGGCCAGGTAGCGGGTCTCGATCTGATTCGACATCATCAACTCCTGTCAGAGCGTCTTCGAGAACGCGTCGAGGTCTGATTCGATTTGATCCAGCTCGGACACACTGGAAACAAGGTCGGCCAGTAGCATTTCCAGCTCTGCCGCGTCCTGCTCCTGCGCGTCAAGGTTGAGGTCGATCGACGCCATCACTTGCCTCCGTACTTCTTCGCGATCTCGGCCATCTTTGCCTCGTACTTCTGGCGGGCGGCGGCGATCTTGCTCTCCTTCTCGTCCCTCGCCTTCGCGAGGCCGTCCTCGTATGCCTTCTTGGCAACGGCCGACGGGTCTCCCATCGCGGCGAGCTTCGCCTTGATCTCGTCATGCTTCTTCTTCAGGCCCGCGAGCTTCTTCTCGGCCTTCTTGACCTCGCGATCGGCTTCGGCCTGCGTGCCCTCGATCCTGTCTCGGAGCCGCTCCTTTCGCTGCTTCTGCGAAGACGCGATGCCGGCGTCCTGCGGCGACGAATCGCCGGACGCTCCAGAACCTGGCGACCCGCCAGCCCCGACAGAACCACCTCCGCCTCCGCCTCCGCCGGCGAACTTTCCATCAGGATCGCGTGGCTGACCGGAAGAGAATCGGAGGCCGCCGGCTTGAGAAGGCGTTTCGGTATTGTTCTCGCCTCCGTCCATGGGATCCGCCGACAGGTCCGAGACTCGCTTCCCGACCGTGAACTCGGTCGCCTGCCCGTCGTCGTGAATGCGAACCGAGGCGGCCGGCGAGTCGGGCGACGCGGAGATTGCGAAGGGCGACCCTTCGACACCGAGGACGCCGTCGGTCATCAGGTGCTCGATCGTTCCCTCGCCGCCGTCGAAGTAGACGTACTGGCCGAGAGCGAACCCGCCGGCCTGGTCGACGCTCTCGCCTTCGGACGACTGGTCGTCCGGCGAGTCCTCGGCGACTGACGGCAGCGGCTCGCCTCCGGCGGCCCCGGCCTGAGCGGCCGCGGCGTCGAGCGTCGAGAAGCCGAGCTGGACGAAGGTCTGATTCGCAGCCGGAGTGTCGAGCAGCTCGAAGTCTTCCCTGTCTCTTATTTCGTTCGGCGTGATTGATCCGAGGTTCCAGAGCGTTTGATACAGGGCGGCCCGGCCGGCCGTGTCGGCCCGGAGGATCCCTCGCGTGTCGAGCTTCGCGTATACGTCCTCGCCGTAGACCGGCTGAAGCGCCATGTCGATCGGCGACTCCATGCGGCGAGCCCATGGAAGCAAACACCAAACCTGCGCGGAGAGATGCTCCTGCTCGACCGTCGAATATTTATTCATCTTCGCGTCGCCGAGGAGCGTCGAAGGGACGCCCCAGTGACGGCACACGTCAGGCAGGATCGCGTCTCGCAGCTCTTGAAACTGCGACGCCTCCATCGAGTTTGAGTCGATCGGCTTCAGTCGCGTCTTCTTCGGGAGGACGGCGGCCTTCCCGCGGTTCTCGGCTCCGCCGTAGACCTGGTGGAGCGACTCGCGAAGAGCGTCGACCGCTTCGTCGGGGATTCGCTCGTCGGTCTCGAGGACCATGTCGGGCCGGGCGGAGTTGTCCCAGAACGCGGTCGCCGCGGTGTCGAGCTTCTGAGCCAGGCGGATCGAGGTCGCGCACATCTCGGCCGGAGCGTGCCCGACGATTCCGTTGTCGCTGATCCACTTCCAGTGAAGGACCTGCTCCTGTGGGATCGTCTCCCACACTCCGCGGTCCGTCCAGAACTTGTAAGACAGCGAGTAGTCGTCGAGCTGCTCGACCTTCACCCGCGACGGGTGCATGGGCACGAGCTGCGACATCCAGCCGCGGTCGCCGGAGAGAATCCTCGCGTAGCCGTTCCCGTGGAGGGCCGCCCAGTAGGCTTGCAGCAGGTAGAAGTCGAACGCCGATTGCCAGCGGTTTGGCCGCTTGCGGAGCGTATAGGCGGCCGGGATGTCGGCCTTCTCGCGGCGGCCGTCTGGCCGGTGCCGCATGATCTGGACCGGGCAGATCGCGACAGCCTGGGCGATCCAGCGGACGACGCCGAAGATCGAAGAGACGCGGATCGCGGTCTCGGGTCCGATGTTCCCCGGAGAGATCGCTCCGAACGCGTAGGGCGACCCGAGCGAGGTCGACCGAAACGAGATAACGCGAGCGGCCGCGGCGGCCTTCGCCGGGGAGCGGCGGCGGCTGCCGCGGCCTCCATTGGCGGTCGGCTTGCGGCTGGGCTTCTTTTCGGGCACGGGCGGCGACCTCGTGGACGGTGCCCGCCAATATCCCAGCGGCCTGCCGGGCAGAATCTCGCTACAGGACGCGGATCCGCCACTCGTCGAGGCTCCGGCCGGTCCCCGTGTCCTCGTCGGTGGACGCGAGCGCGAGGGCATTCACGAGAGCCGCGACACCGTCGATCTTCTCGGTCGACTTCGCCTTGTCCGGCTTGATCATCCCGGTGGGGTCGGTGTAGACGCAAACGTTGTTTGCGTTCCACTGGGCGACCGGATTCCCGCCCGTGCGGAGCCGCTTCTCGACGACCAGGGCCTCGAGGAGTTTGCATGGCGAGTTGAGCGTCGACGTTTTTTGCGCTATGTCCTTCGTCGTGATCCCTTCACGCTGGAGCAGCGTCTCGAGGGCTCCGGCCTGCCAAGGGTCGCAGCCCACGGCCTTGATCTCGTGGGTCTCGCCATACGCGATGATGTCGCGAGCGACGCTCTCGTGATCGAGCCGGTGTCCGTCGGTGACGGTCACCCAGCCGTCGCGGATCCAAGAGTCGTAGGGGATCCCTTCGCGGACGCGGTCGGCCACGGTCTCGCGTGGGACCCAGTATTTCCACTCGACCGAATAGGAGCCGTCCGACTCCTTGAACACGAACGCGGCCGCCGTCATGTCGAGATTAGACGCCAGGTCGACGCCGACCCAGCACGGCCGGCCCTCGGTCGGATCGAGCGGACCGGCGGAGCAGGCCGACCAGTCGAGCGGAGGGACGAACCAGCGCGAGTCGCCGGCCTGCCAGACGTTGAGCGAGTAGCGGAGGAACTTCGACATCTTCCGCGGGTCGGTCGTCGCGTCCTGGTAGTCGGCCGCGAACTCGTCCTCGGGGAACGCGATCCCCATCGAAGGGTTCGCCTTCCGCCAGACCTTCGGGTCGGAGAAGTCGTCGTCCTCGTCGGCCGCGTAGATCAGACCGTAGAAGGTCGGGTTCGCCTTCGGATCCTTGATCACCAGCTCGCAGTCCTGCCACCAACGCCAGCCGATCCCGTTTCGATCGGAGCCCGCCGTTGAGATCGAGATCACGAGACCGTTCGCCGTGCCACGGGTCGCGTAGATCAACGCGTCGACCAGGTCGGGCGAGCGGAAGCTGTGGATCTCGTCCAGGATCACCGAACCGTTTAAGCCTTCATTCCGCCACGAGTCGGAGGACAGGCATCGGATCTCTTTCCCGGTCTCGCGGTTCCGGATGATGCTCCGCGAGTCGACGACTTCGAGCCGCTTCGATAGCTGCGGGCTCGCCTCGACCGACTGCCGGACCATGCGATACATCGTCCGAGCCTGGAGGCGGTCGTTCGCCGCGAGGAACACGTCCTGGGCCGGAGCGTGGCAGGTCGCCATGTATTGGGCGAGCTGCGACATCAGGCTCGACTTTCGGTTCTTCTTCGGGACGAAGATCCCGGCCCGCCGGAACCGGAGGCGGCCGTCGGGGCGACGCCAGCCGAAGAGCGGACGAAGGACCTTCTCGGCCTGCCACTCGATCAGCTCGATACGCTTCGGGTCTCCGCCGCGTTCGTCTGGGTGTCGACACAGCCCCTGGACGAAGTCGACAGGGGCCTGGGCCGCGTCCTCGTCCCACTTGTAGCCTGGCAGATACTCCGGCCGCTTCTTCGGGTCGAGCGGCTTACCCGCGGACGGAGAGCTTCGCGAGGATCGCGGCTTCGGGGTCGTCTTCTTCTTCGCCATTCTTGGGATCCTGCGGGATACGGGCGGCAGCGGCTGCCGTCAGTCCGAAGTCCCTCGCCAGTGTGACGAAGTCGCGGCGCGAGTCACGGAGCAGTTTCGCCACAGGGCTCGCGGCCTGGCCCTTGTCGGTCGCGGTGACGAAGCCCTCGGCCAGGACCTGGTCCTCGAGGAGGCGGATCTCGGAGTGGAGCCGGCACAGGATCGCGAACGCGTCGGCCTGCTCGGGGACGAGTCGGCCGTCGGCGATCAGCGTCGGGGCGACGCGGTCCCAGAACGCGGCGGCCGCCGGCACGAGCTGCACGCTCGCGGGGACGGCGACGCCTCCGACCGGCACGACGGCCGGGGAACTCCGGGTCATCGTGTTTCGGCCGGCCTTTGATCTCTGGCTCTTCGGGTCAGGCGTCGGACCTCTACTCCCCATGCGGGACTCCAGTTTTTTGAAACCCGACAGAAATACGCGTCGAGGGCTCGTGGGGTCTTCCGTCCTTTTTTGGCCCCGCGGCCGACCCCACCCCCTCGGCCATCCGGGCCTCCAGGACGCGACGGAACCGCTCTGGCCGCTCGCGTGTGGCCCGTTCGCGGAGCGTGCCATGCTCCGCCTCGATCTCGTGCCATGTGGCCGACATGCGTCTATAGGTGACGTAATCGCGTGCCTCTGGATACGCGTGGACGATCCACACGTCGAACGTGCCCGAGGTGTGAAGCCGGACCGCCGCGTCGATCGCGTGCCAGCGAGCGGCCCTCGCGATCTCGCCGACGTGGTCGGGGTAGTCGTGGTCCGCGATGTCGTCGGTCGTCATGGCATGGGCGAGGACGTCCATGTCGATGATCACGTCGCCGCGTCTCGCGTGCTCGCGGACGAACGTCGTCTTCCCCGAGCAGATATGGCCGGTGACGATGTGGATCACAGCCTGCCTCGCCTCCGCTGCTCTTCCCTGGTCTTCGTGCCGTGGCACGACTGGCACAGCGTTTGAAGATTCTCGTCGTCGTCCGTCCCGCCCTCCTCGAGCGGCTGGACGTGGTCGACGTGGGCGGCCTGGCCGTAGACGACTCGAGAGCAGGACCGACACACGAACGCGTCCCTCCGCAGGATCCGCAGCCGGCGAGCCTTCCAGTCGGCCGTCCTGTAGTGGGCGACCTCCTTCGTCGCGGTCGTGCGACGCATACGCGGAGGCTGCCAGCGTTCGACGGCGTCTGGCATCAGAGCCCATAGTCCTCTGGGACTGGTACGGGCAGCATCGCGACCGCCTCACTAAGCAGAACGACCTCGATCTGATCCATGATGTCTTGGCTCATGTATTGGAGAATCCACGAATATGGATCTCCGTCGCCGACCATCGAAAGGACCTCTCCGTCGATCATCCATGTTCCATCAGTCCTCTGCCGTCCGTAGCAGATGTGCCGCCAGTCGCCGTGCTCTTTCTGTAGCTCGTACAGAGCAACAGCGACCTCGTGCGGATAGACCAGGGCAAGGTCCTTACACTCCGAGTACGGCAAGGGGAGCGCGAGGTCGGCGAGCGTCATACTCTTCCCATTGCTGCCTGAAATACATTCATGGCGGTTGCATACGACACGGCCTGAGTGGCGTCGAGCCCCGGTCCGATGCTATAGGCTCCCATCCTGCCGTTGTAGTATTCGGTCGGACCGGTTCGCGCAAAAACAAAAATAGGAAACGCGCCGACAGTTTCTGAGGTCGAGGCAGTGCTGGTGCCTACTGAAAATCCGTTTCGATACAAGGCCAGGCTCGTAGCGCTGACACGAGAAGAAAGAAATAGGCCGGCGTTTGCGTTCGCAATCGAAGCCGTTGCCGCAGTTATCTTGCCCAGCTCCGAGTTGATTGAGTAGGTGGTGGCCGGGGCAACCTGATTCAAATACAAACGATAGCGATCGCTAACGCCGTTAAAGAGCGCACCTATCAAAGCAGCTACCGCGCTTACGCTTTGCGTTCCCACAAGGAACGACGACAGGTGAAACGAAGTAGCAGTCAGGTTGTTTACGTTGAATCCGGTGTCCAGATATTTACTACTTCCGTTCCCGATGAGCCCCAGGGTTTCGGTGTAGTCGTCGCTACTGAAGGACGGCGACCCGAGCGATTGGTCCACCGTGTTTCCGTACTGTGCGCCCGAAAGTGAAGGGCCGCGATACAGCGGAACCAGCGCGGCATTGAGTCCAGTCCCGGCGAAAATATTTAACCGCCAGAAACGATCCCGCAGGCCGGCGGCCGAGAGTTGCATACAAAGGCGATACACAGCGTCCATCGTGCCTGTGGAAACGGAGCCGCCGTTCGCTACCACACGAGAGGCCCAGTCGTCGGCGTCGGCCAGACCTTGAAAGCCAGGGATGAAAGAGAACGTTCTCCACGTTTGATTTCCAGCCAGGAAAGACAGAGGCGACGCCGTGCCTGATCCGAGACGCTCCGTAGCGAGCGTGCCGCTCGTGATATCGCTCGCGGCGTGAACGTGGCTCGTCGGCGTCCTCGCGTCCGATAGCCGCGAGTCGTTGCCGGCTGCCACGGTGCCGGCCGCGGTGCCG